TGATGGGATCCAGTGAGGATGAACTGCTGGCCCAGGGAATATATTTGACCGAAGACGACATTTACAAAATGATCAGCGACGGCAAGATAGACGGTAAGAAGGCCGCCCGCTCCATCAGCGATTACATGGCGGTTGAGTTCGAGGGCGGGGCGGGGAAACTGGCTGAAACCTATTATGGGCTTGAATCCACCTTGGGCGGTCTCCAACAGCAAATGCAGTATGCGCTTGGTGAAGGCTATACCGAGGAGCGTATGCACGGGCTGCAGGCCCAAAACGATTACTTTTCCGGAGAGAGCGGCGACCAAATGCAGGAGGCTAACCGCCTGATTGGTCAATGGCAGGCATCGCTGGACAACCAGAAAGATCAGATCCAGCGAGAGATTATGACAGCGGTTATGAATGGCAACACCACGGCGCTAACCTTGGATCTCTTTAACGAGGATCAGATCGCCACAGTTGCCGACTTGGCGGCCCAGTACCAACAGGCTCTTGCGGAGGAAAACGGCGCAGAGACGGGGCGCATTCTTGCGCAGGCACAGATTGAAGCGCAGGTCGCTTATGCGGATACTGATGGTGCCAAAACGATGAAAAACATGCAAACAGCATTAATCAAGGATACTGCACAAGCGCTACGGGACAGTCCCGAACTATATAAAGCATACCTAGAGGTCGGAGAAGCCTATGGAGCCGGAATTATGGAGGGAATTGCCAGTCGGCTTGGCAACCCCGATAACCTGTACCATGTGGACAGTGATTTTAACCCTTGGGATGGCCGTATATCCGGCAATAAAAGTGAAACCGCACCCGGCAACGCTTGGGGGATTCCATATGTGCCACGCAATGACTACGCTACCCGTCTGCACGAAGGCGAGCGGGTGCTTACGGCCTCCGAAGCGCGCGCGCAGGACAAGACAACTCAACCTTTTAGCATTAATATTAACAATCCTGTTATCCGGGAAGAAACCGACATTTACAAAATCGCCCAGGCGCTGGCAACCGAGTTAAAGAAAGCGCAGATGATCACTTAAGGAGGCGGTAGCCATGGCGGAGCGCGATTTCATCTTCCGGCAGGGCTCCACGGAGCTTATACTGCCGGTAACCCCGCAAAGCTACGAGGTTAGCAAAGGTCTAAACGTGGAAATGGTTAATATTCACGAGCTTGGCGATGCAATCCTGACCGGTTACGGCACACTGGCGACAATTAAGATTAGTTGTATGTTTCCTGCAAATGACTATAGTTTTGCCTCGGATAACGATCCGCAGCCATATATTAACCAATTTGCAAAATGGGTGGAAGAAAAACGCAGGGTACGGTTTATTGTAGGGGGTACCCGCGTTAATGTCCCGGTTATTATTGAGGAATTTCGGTATGGGGAAAATGACGGCACCAACGACGTCTATGCGACCATCATCATGCGGGAACACCGCATCTTGGCTCCCGTGCAGGTGGCGGCTCCGCCTGATGCAAACACATCTCGCGGAGACGGCGAGTCAGGCTCCGGGACCAGCGAGCAAAGCTATACTGCTGTTTACGGAGATACCCTTTCCGGCATCTGCCGAAAATTTTACGGGAACGGATCCGCAGATTATTACAACAGGCTTGCAAAATTCAACGGGAAATCGAACCCCAATATCCTCATGACCGGGGAGGTGTTAAGAATCCCAACACCGCTGCCCTAATATCGTTCATTTGCGGTTTGATCATTTGGGATGGAGGCAGATGCCATGCAAATTTTTCTTACAAACAGTACCGGCACATGGGATATCACCGGTATGGTACCCTCCGTACGTTGGGCCGGGGATTACCAGCAAATTGCCCGCACACTGGATTTCAGTATCGTTAGTTCCGCGTCTGACAGTACCGTTCCCATTGTCGACTGTTCGCTGGGCGGCACCGCGCAGCTCGTTGTTGGTAATAATATTATGTTTGATGGTACCATTCGGAGCCGTACCAAGTCCACAGGCGGCACATGTGTGGACGTTACTTGCTTTGACCGCGGCTTTTCCTTAAAGCGCAATAAAGTGCTGAAAACATACAGCAGTAAGAAACCCAAGGAAATTACGCAGGAACTGGCTGGATTGTTCAATATTGAAATGGGCGCTCTTGCAGATCCCAATGTACCAATCACGCGAAACTTTGTCACCGGCCGGGACAGCATCGACGACGTAATTCGCACCGCCTACACCCTAGCATCGCGCACCACGAAGAAACAGTATCACATTGGCTTTCGTGACCGCAAGTTGTACGTTACGGAAAAAGCCCCTGATAATCGCACTCTCATTATTCAAGGAGGTAGCAACTTGATTTCCGCAGCTACAACGGAAAGTGTGGAGAACATGGTCAACGCGGTGCAGATCTATGACAAAAACAACAAATTCATTCGGGAAATCAGCAACCAGAATTATATTAAGTTGTATGGCCGTATGCAGGAAATCGTTAAGCAAACCAAAGACGACAACAAGGCCAGCGAGGCACAGAAACTTCTGGATGAAGGTGGCCCGGAGCAAAAAATTACCATTGATTGTCTCGGTAACGTGGCCAATGTCACCGGTGGGACTGTGGTAGTTCAGGAGCCATATACCGGCCTTTATGGTTTATTTTACATAGACAGTGATATTCACGAATGGAAGCGTGGTCAGTATTACAACAAGTTGGTGCTCAACTTTAAGAGCATAATGAGCGAAAAAGAAGCCGGCTCCTTGCCTAACAAGGACGGCTCAAAGACATCAGGAAAAACGGATAGCAGTTACGCTTGGGATTACCTCAACAAACCTTCCGGTTAGGATGTGGAAACATGTCAGACATTCAAGACAATCCATATAGTTCTATCCTTGGCACAATCCGTGGGGACACTGCAGGGCGTTGTATACCCGCATGGTGCTTTGGTATATTGAAAAGTATTTATCCTCTAATTGTTGAGATCGGAGGGCAATCTGTCTCTGCTGGAGTCCACATCAATTATCTTCTCCTAGGGCGGAATTGCAGTGTTTCACTAACCGGGCTTTCCGGATGCCTGCAAGGATCTCCGGAGGATATGGCCGTGGATAGCGGGACTCTTTCCGGTTCGGCCTCACTGGGAGGGATCATCTCACCCGGTGACCGGGTTGTGCTTCTGCAATCAGGTGACGGGCAGGAATATGTGATTTTGTGCAAGGTGGTGCCGTAGATGAAACTTTTCCCAATTATCCAGCCGGAACTTACAGTTGTTGACAGCGAGATGCCTCTGTATAAAGAAGTGGCGTGGAACTTTGAAGATGCTTGTCCCATCTTTAAAAATGGAAATCCAGTGTTCATTACAGGCAAAGAGGCGGTAAAGGTGTGGGTGTGGAAAGCGCTCATCACGGTTCGCACGTTATTCCCGATATACACATGGGCGTTTGGTAATGAAACTGAAATGCTTTTAGGACAGAATTTCACGGAGGATACCAAACGGGCGGAGGCCGCCCGGTATGTCCGGGAGGCGTTGGAGATCAATCCTTACATTACGGATATCAGCAATATCACTGTTGATTTCATTGATTCCAGTCTGATAATAGCCGTCACAGTGACAACCATTTACGGGGGGGTGGATGTGGTTGTACGAAGATAGAACGCCGGAAGCTATCAAAGCGGAGATCATTAAGGACTTAAAGTCTGACGAGGCGCACCAGAAAAACGGAGCCTGGGATACCCGGGAGGGCAGCTTTGCCGACGATCAGTCAGGCCCAATGGCCATGCAACTAAGCAACGTCTATGCTTCTCTCAATGAGATCCCATATATCATCTGGGTAACAGAGGACAGCGGCCCGTACATTGATATGGCGGCCAACGATCTAGGAATTGAACCAAGGAAGGCTGGTACAAAATCCATTGTTGAATTGAAGGTAGAGGCGCAGGAAGGCTATATCATTCCCGGCGGAAAAGTGTTCTTGACACTCGATAATCTGGCCTTTGTCGTTTTGAACGATACACCAGTTCCCAATTCTGGTGTCGTTACGGCAAATGCTGAGGCCCAGAATGTGGGTGCTGCCTATAACGTGGAGGCGGATACGATTACGCTTCAATTCGATAATGCCTCCGAAATTACTTCTGTTACCAATCCGGAGGCTGCACAGGGAGGTACAGATCCCGAATCGGATGCTGCATTATTTGCCCGGTACGACCTGGCCCGCAAAAAACCCCGTACCAGTGCAAATAAATACCACTACCAGGAATGGGCGGTAGAGGTAGATGGTGTTGAAAAAGCGCAGGTTTTTCCCACGCGCTATGGCCGTGGTACAGTAATGGTTTTGATTGCGGATGGAAACAGGAAACCGGTCAATCAAGCAATCATTGACGCCTGCACCGCTCACATCGAAGGAAGGATGACGTGCGGTGGCATTGAACTGACGGTAAAGACGCCATCAGAGGTCACCATCAACGTTTCCGCATTGCTAGAAACCGATGGGACATCGACTATTGAGGCAATTCAACGGGATTTTGAAACGGCTCTGGAGGGGTACTTCTCTGATATCGCACTGGAAAGCACCAGGGTTGTCTACAACTATGTGGGGGC